TTATCACCGCTCTTGATCCGTAGCGGTATAGAAGTCTAGGGCCACCGAGTTAACGTGTGCCTCTAGGGTCGAATGCACTGGTTCCACTCGGTGCGGGCTAACGGATCGCCAATTTCCCCAATAATATAGTCTAGAAGCAATATTAACAAAATATCGTTGATAGGCGATTTTGAACAGGTCTATATTATGGCTGAGAAGCTCAAACACAATCTCCACATCGGGACATACATCCGTAAGGCCATCAAGGCTGGTGTGTCCATGAAGGTTATCTTAGACAACATACAAAAGTATGACCATGCGCCTAGCTCTATGAATGGCCTGTACAAGACTTACCGGGAAGACATTGCCTCAGCTCGTGCTGACATTCAGGAAGCTGTTGGGGCTGTTGTTGTGGCAAAGGCCCTTGATGGCGATATGCGCGCGGCAGAGTTGTTCTTGAGGTCCAAGGCTGGATGGTCCCCCACTCAAACTGTCATTGAAGTTGATAGTGATGTTGAGACTGAACAGACTTCTGCTATTGATGACCTGATTGCACTTCTTGGTGTCAAAGACAAAAACGAAGTTAAAGAGGACTGAATGAAGTTTTGTGGTTCCTGTAAGATTGAAAAGTCTTTTGAAGACTTTAACAAGAACTCTGCCACAAAAGACGGGCTTCACACTTCGTGCAAGACTTGTAAAGCTGCTTCTGATAAAAACTATCGTGAACGCAACAAAGAGAAAGTTGCGGCTGGTAAACGGAAGTGCTACTTAGAAAATCGCGATCACTACGACGAAAAAACAAAAGCGTGGGTCAAAAAGAACCCAGATCGCCGCAAAAAAATTATTAACGCTTCTTACCTTAAGAACCAAGAAGTCATCCTCGATAAGCAAGCTGCCTACCGAAGTGAAAATAGAGAACTTTGCAACTCAAGGGTCAAAAGTTGGTCTAGCAGAAACCCAGACAAACTTCGTGCAAAAGATGCCCGTCGTCGTGGCAATCAGCTAAAAGCCCAACCAACTTGGTTAAATGAAGAGCATAAGAAACAAATAGACGACGTTTACAGATTAGCTAGGGACTGTGAGTTGGTTAGTGGTGAAAAATACCATGTTGACCACATAGTCCCTCTTCAAGGTAAGGCTGTTTGTGGGCTTCACGTTCCGTGGAACCTGCAAGTGTTGCCAGCTAGTGTAAACATCAAAAAGAGCAACAAACACAATGGCTGGTAAAAACGGACTTTCGCTACATGCTGATGACCTTCGTGCGATGGGTAAGGATGTAACGGAAGTCCTCCAGCAACTCGACCCTAAGAAAGCAGAAGAACTCCGCTTTAATTACCGATTCTGGGCGAGACCTGAACAAGTACCACCAGAAGATGGTGATTGGAACGTCTTTCTCGCTCTAGCTGGTCGTGGTTGGGGAAAGACTTGGGCTGGTGCTCAATGGTGCCGCGAACAAGTTAAACGTGGTAAACGCAGGATCATGGCTGTTGCCCCGACCAACGCGGACTTAGAAAGAGTGATGGTCAAAGGGGAAAGCGGATTTCTTGCTATCTGCTGGGCTGGTGACAAAACCTATAAAGGTGTCCATATGGGATATCCTGAGTGGTCACCTACTAAACGTACCTTGAGTTGGGCTAATGGTGCTACAGTCACCTTTTACTCTAGTGAAGAACCAGAGCGTCTACGTGGTCCCCAAGGTGATGCAGCATGGCTAGACGAAATGTGTGCGTGGAATAAAGACCGCGAAACATACGACATGCTTCAATTCTGTCTTCGTTTGGGTAAACACCCTCGTATTTTCATTACTACTACCCCAAAACCTACAAGACTTCTTCGGGATATCCTTAAGAACCCTAAGACTTTGACAGTTCGTGGTTCAACCTTTGATAATGCTGCAAACCTAGCAGACACTTATCTAGAAGCTGTTAAAACACAGTACGAAGGTACTCGTCTTGGTCGCCAAGAACTTTACGCTGAAGTGTTGGATGAAGCTGCCGGGGCCTTGTGGAACCGTACTATGCTAGAGTCCTGTGAGGTTGACGTTGACGACCCTGTAGCCTTCGCTGAAACCCTTGCTCGTGTTGTCGTGGCAGTTGACCCTGCTGTATCAGCTAATGCTGAGAGTGACATGACAGGTATTGTTGTGGCAGGCATAGACATCAACGGTATTTGTTACGTACTAGAAGACGCCACTGAGCGTCTATCCCCTGAAGGTTGGGCCACAAAGGCAGTCAACCTGTTCCATAAGTATCATGCAGACCGACTGGTCTATGAACGGAACCAAGGTGGTGACCTTGTAAAATACACTCTCAAAACCGTAGATGAAACTCTTCCCCTAAAGGCTGTACACGCTTCTCGTGGTAAGTTTGCTAGGGCTGAGCCTGTAGCATCTTTGTACGAGCGGGGTAAGGTAAAGCACCTTCGTGGTTTAGACGACCTTGAAACTCAGATGACAACTTGGGAACCTTTGGGTTCTATTGGCTCACCTGACCGCCTCGACGCTATGGTTTGGGCTATTACTGAACTCGCCCTTAAAGGCATCTCTAAACCTGACCTTAACTTGGCCTATTCCGACGCGAAAGGTCTAACTTCTAGATTGTGAAGAGGCTATAAAACATGACTAACTATGTTGACCTTACATCAGGGATGGTCCGTGATTGGATTCCAGTTACCCCTAACAATAGCGCCGACAACATGGGTGCTTCTGCACAGAACACAGTTATCGGTTTCTATGTGACTGTTGGTGGTTCTGTGGTATTCACTGCTGATGGCACTGACCGTACAGTTACCTTCCCGAATAACTTCTATGTTACTTGTGCAGGTGTAACTCGGATTAAATCAACGGGTACAACTGCTACTGGTATCCACTCTCTCGTCATTTAATTCCTAAAGGAAATCAATATGCCCTCTATTGCTATTCCTGTGTCCCTGAGAGGGCAACTCCTTAACAGTGTCCGTGCTGTCACTGCATTCTCTCCTAGCACCCTCTTCACGCTCGCAGAGCCGGGACTCTGGCTCGACCCTTCTGACGTGGCCAACTTGGCTTGGCGTCGGAACCTGCTGACGTGGACTGAGCAGTTTGATAATGCTGCTTGGGGAAAGGCCAACGCCACAGTAACTGCAAACGCTGGCGTTGCACCTGACGGAACAACTACTGCTGATCTGCTTACCGGGGCCGCTACTACTGCTGCCAAAACCACGTTTAATGTAACCACCACCTTGCTGAACGTGGCCTATACTTGGACGGTATACGCTAAATACCAAAACAATCGTTGGTTCGCCCTTAACGCTTATTCTGGGACTGGCGGGGATAACTTTACATTCTTTGATGTGCAAAACGGTGTGGTGGGGACAGTTGGCAGTGGTGCTACTGCAAGCATAACTGCACTTTCGAACGGCTGGTATCGTTGTTCTGTGACTAGAACTGCAACTGCAACTGCGTCTGGTGGTGTTGGCCTAAATTTGGCCTCAGCAGATGGAGTCACGACATTCCCCACCTCGTCTGGTGGGCAGACTGTCCTCATCTGGGGCGCACAACTCGAACTCGGCTCCACAGCCACCGAATACCAGCGCATCACTGACGTTAACACCGAGGTGATCGAACGCTTCCCGTCTGCCACCCTCTACCAAGACACGGCAGGCACCATCCCGGTTACTGGCCCGACGAAGTCTGACGGGACCCCCGTCACGGTTGCGCTGGCTCTGGATAAGTCCAAGGGGCTGGTGCTGGGGCCGGAGTTGGTGACGAATGGGACGTTTGACACGAACATCACGGGGTGGACGGCGGCAGTTGGAAGCGGCACCCTGCCTACACTTAGCCTGTCTTCCAACCGTCTCCGCATTGCTGCAAATGAAAACAGTCAGGCAGCTAGTGCATATGCTTCGATAACCACTGTTGTGGGTCGCACTTATTCGTTCTCGGCGCAGCGATTTACAGTTACCCCAAACAGTTCCTTGATGACGTTTGCTGCGTCAACATCAACCAGCACTAGCACGGCCAACTTCTTGGCCCAAACCGGGACTGCTGGGAACACTTGCGTTTTCGTTGCCACTGGCACCACGACGTATATCCACGCCCGTATCTCTGGGACCATTGTGGTTGGTGACACTTGGGAAGTCGACAACATCTCCGTCAAGGAACTCCCCGGCTTCCACGCCACGCAAGCCACCACTGCCTCCCGTCCGATCTACGGCATCAACCCCGTCGGTGGGCGGAGGAATGCTTTGGTGTGGACTGAGCAGTTTGAGAATGCCGCTTGGACGAAAGTTTTGTCTGCCAGTGTTTCTGCGAATAGTGAAACATCCCCCGTGGGAGACCTTACCGCAGACACTTTTATTGCTGGCGCGGCTAACTCTGCTTTGCGTCAAACAACAACGCTAGAGGCCGTCCCGTATACTTTTTCAGTCTGGATCAAAAGAAAAACGGGGACAGGCAATGTAGAAATATCTGTTACTGGCGGGTCTTGGGCGATCCGATCAGTGACAAGCGCATGGACACGTTTTACCGTTACGCAAACCCCTACTGCTGGATCAAACTTCCCCGGAATTCGTATGGCTACGTCTGGAGACGAAGTCTACGTCTGGGGCGCACAACTCGAAACAGGCTCCACCGCCACGGCCTACCAGAAGGTCACCACCCAATACGACGTGACCGAAGCAGGTGTCGCCTCTGTCAGCTACCTCGCGTTTGATGGCGTGGATGACTTCATGGTGACCCCCACCATCACGCCGGGGATTGATAAGGTCACGGTTGGGGCTGGCGTCAGGAAGCTGTCTAATACCCCAACGGGCATTCTGGTAGAGCATTCCGCAAACCTCAACACAAACAACGGCTCTTTTGTGTTTGCTCTCCCTGTTGACGTTTCTCCGACGGGCAGAAGTTCCTTCCGCAATAAAGGCACAACAGCAGTCGAGGTGTTCTATGCTTCTGCCGCGCCTGTAACAGAGGTAATTTCTGGCCTTGGGAACATATCTGGTGACTTGGTTACTGTCCGCGCAAATGGGGTTCAGATTGATCAATCCACTTCTGACCAAGGCACAGGAAACTATCTCGCCTATCCGCTTTATATTGGTCGACGTGGCGGCACGACGCTGCCCTTTTCAGGGAACATCTACAGCCTTGTGGTCAGGTTCGCCGCCACTGACGTTGCGACTGTGGGACAGCTTGAAACTTGGATCAATGGGAAAACGGGTGCCTATTCATGAGTAACGCAAAACAGCTTCCGTCTCTCGAATGCCTGCGCGAACAATTTGACCTGAACGAACAGACTGGGACACTAACCCGCAAGACTTCGTATGGTCGTCACAAGGCTGGCCAAGTGGCTGGAACTCGCACGATTGAGGGTTATTACCAAATGGGCATAGGAGGCAAACGCCACCTTGTTCATCGCGTGGTGTTCTACATGGCGACGGGCCAAGACCCGCATGGCTTTCACGTTGATCACATTAATGGTGATCCGTCTGACAATTGCCCTTGCAACCTTCGGCTGGCTACGCAGGTGGAAAACCTTCGGCATCGCGCAAGCATGGTTTCCAGCAACAAGAGCGGTTATCGCAATGTGTCGTGGAACAATCATTGGCAACGGTGGCAAGTCTCGGTGACTGTGGACGGAAAGCGCATCCAACGGAAATTCCAAAGCATTGAAGACGCAGCCCGTTGCGCTGCTGAACTTCGTGCCAAGCACTTTGGCGAATTTGCAGGAGTTGCAGCATGAGCCGGATCACCTGCGCCGCCCCCGAAGCCCTCGTCTACGCCAGCAATCAGCTTGCCATGTGCCTCGCCTATGGCCCAGCAGACGGGGAAACCTATGTCGGCCTAAACTGGGTGGACGCTGACGGCAACCTCTACGCTGCCACGTCCTTCGAGGCTCGTGATGAGTGGATCATCGCAGCACAGGCACCACTTGTGCGCCCAGCGTGGGACACAGAAGAGATCATCGACATGCCCGCTGCCGAGGCAGCTCAGGCTGTGCTGGTGTACTCGACTGAGGCTGTCCTAGCGATCCCCGGCCAACTGACTGCTATCGGTGGCATGGATGGAGTTACCGCTCTGGATGCTATGGGCCTTAGCCCCAAACCTGAACCTACCACATAAGAGTGAACCTGATGAAGAAACTCTCTGAAACAGCCTCTAAGATTGAGTTGGGTGTTTACGGCAAAAACACTTACACTGGGGAAATCCGGGCAGACGAGTTTCAACAGGAACTCAAAGGTAAACGGGCAATCCAGAAATACAAAGAGATGCGTGACGGAAATCCTATTGTAGGTGCTGTCATGTACGCTGTAGAACAAACGCTCCGTGATGTCCAGATCAAGATCAAGCCTGCTGACGACAGTGAACTAGCTAAACAAGAAGCTGACTTCCTACAGTCTGTCCTTGACGACATGGATCACTCCTTGGATGACCACATCTCAGAAGCCTTGTCTTACCTGACTTATGGTTTTTCGTGGTTCGAGGTTGTGTACAAGCGCCGTGAAGGTGACTTCCGTAGCCCCAAGAAGAACTCCAAGTTTGAAGATGGTCGTATCGGTGTAAAGAAGATCGCTATCCGAGCACCTTGGACTGTCGAGAAGTTTGAAGTTGACCAAAAGACTGGTGAAGTCCTTGGGATGTGGCAAGAAGCCACTTGGGGTAAGACTACGGTCATGATCCCTGTTGAGAAGTCTCTCTACTATCGTACCACAAGCCTAAATAATGATCCCTCTGGTCGGTCGGTGCTTCGCAATGCTTACGTTAGTTACACATACCTCAATAAGATTCAAAACTATGAGGCTGTGGCTATTGAACGAGAGCTACATGGTGTCCCTGTTGGCCGTATGCCTGCGGAATATCTGAGTGGTGACGCAACTACTGACCAAGCTGCCTTGCGTAGTCAATTCGAGCGTATCCTTCGTGACTTAAAGAACAACGAACAAGGTTATGCTCTGCTGCCCTCTGATCTTTATGTGGATGCAGACGGTAAGCCCACCAATCAGCGTCTTATGGACATTGAACTGATCACAGCTAATGGCTCTCGTTCCATTGACATCGATCCTGTGGTTAAACGCTATCAGCACGACATTGCTCGTAGTCTCATGGCTGAGTTCCTTATGCTAGGTTCAGGTTCTGGCTCCTACGCTCTGTCTAAATCCAAGACTGACCTCTTCCTGCGTAGCCTTGAGAGTTACATCAACACTATTGTGGATGCCCTCAATAAGCAACTCGTTGAGCGTCTGTGGCAACTGAATGGCCTTCCTTGGGAAACTATGCCTAAGTTGGTTGCTGGTGATGTTGCCCCCCACGACCTTCGTGAAATCTCGTCCTTCCTTCGCAACCTCAATGGTGCAGGAATTGACGTTAATGAGCAGGTTGAAGTCGTAGAAGACTTGATGAACATCGCTGAGATTGAGTTTGATCCTCGCAAATACGAGACCAAGTTGGCTGAAAACAAAGCTCAACAAGAAGCTGAAACCATGAACCCAGAGAGTGTAACCAATGGCTGACACTAAGATTAGCGCACTGACTTCACTCACTGGGGCTGGTGCTGCACAAGATGACGTTATCGCTATCGTAGATACTTCTACTTCTACCACAAAGAAGATTACTCGTGAAGAGTTCTTTAAGTCTGTAGACTATGTGACTTTTGATACCACCAATGTAGTTGCTAACCCCACTGAGGGTCAACTGACTTGGGATACCACAGAGAAAACTTTGTCTCTCGGTCTTAACGGTGGTGATGTGGTCCTCCAGATGGGTCAAGAAATCCATTACCGTATCCGTAACACCACTGGTGCTCAAATCTCTAACGGTACTGTGTGTCGTTTTGCTGGCTCTGTTGGTAACAGTGGTATCCTTCTGGCTGCTCCCTTCTTGGCTAATGGTACTTACGATAGCCATGTCATTATGGGTGTTGCCACAGAAGACATCCCTAACGGTGAAGATGGTCTTGTAACAGCCTTCGGTAAAGTTCGTGGTGTCAACACTTCAGCCTTCACTGATGGTCAAATCCTTTATGCTTCCCCGTCTGTGTCTGGTGGTCTGACTGCAATTAAGCCTGACTCTCCGAATAACGTCATCTCTGTGGCTGCTGTTGTCTCTGCTGCTAACAATGGCATCTTGTTTGTACGTCCTATCGTGGAGGATCACTGGTCTGCTGTACCAGCTACCGCAAGCTCTACAGGTCGTAAAGGTGCTGTCGCTTTCGATACCAGCTACTTCTATGTTTGTGTGGCAACGAACACTTGGAAGCGTACACCCCTAACGACTTGGTGATTGATATGCCTTACGCTTCTATTGACGAACTTCCTAAAGCTGTCCGTAGTAAACTGACACCTCACCAACAATCTGTGTTCCGCAATGTGTTTAACTCCATGATGGAACAAGAAGGAATGACCGAGAGCCGTGCCTTTGCTGGTGCTTGGTCCCAATCTAAACAAGCCACTCAGAAGGCTATGCATCAAGGCAAAGAAGTCGATCTAGACAAACCCTTCCGTCTGCCTGCTGGGTCCACAAAGAAGTTTGGTGTCTACGTTAAGTCTGGTGATGGTGTCAAGAAGGTTACCTTTGGTGACCCTAACATGGAGATTAGACGAGATGATCCTGATGCTCGTGCTAACTTCCGTTCTCGCCATTCTTGCGACACAGCCACAGACAAAACTACTCCAAGGTATTGGTCCTGTCGCGCATGGGAATCCGATACCACAGTTACGGAGATGACTAAGTCTGAGGTCCAGATCGAAGGTCAAATCCTTAAGCAGATGGACGAGGAGCGTCTAGCGTTTGGCTGGGCCTATGTGTCCACTGTCAACAACGAAATCAGCCTTGACCACAGTGGTGAGTTTATCCGCCCTGATCAGATCGCTAAGGCTGCTACCAATTTTATGCTCTCCATGCGTACAGCCAAGAGAATGCACTCTGGTGAAAGCATCGGTGAAGTTGTTCATTCCATGCCCTTGACTAACGACATTGCCAAGGCATTGGGTATCCAGTCTGACCGCGAAGGCTGGGTAGTGGCCGTTAAGATTTATGATGATCAAGTATGGCAAGATGTGAAAAGCGGTAAACTGGCTGCGTTCTCGATTGGTGGACGTGCTTTGAAGGAGATGGTGTAATGCCCACCGAACTCGTAAACTTGGAGCTTGATGAGCTTTCCTTGGTCGATATGGGCGATGACCCACTCGCTAAGGTAGCCCTCACTAAGCGTAGCCCGGAAGGGGAACACATGGAAAATGAAACTGCGGAAAACCTTGATACCACCGAAAAGGGTATGAAGGAAGATAAGATGATGGACAACGGTGCCTCGTCTGAAGAAATGATGGACGATGAAGAAGAGATGATGGATGGCGAAAAGAAGCCCACCCAAGGAGCGTCTGCTTCGCAAACTCGGAAATCGTGGAAAGCTGAAGCTCAACTCCTTGAGTCGGCCAACCAAGTCCTGATTGAAGAGATCGAAACCTACAAAGCTAAGGTGGCTGAACTCGAAACTGCTGCTGTGGAAAAAGTTAAACCACAAGAAGAAATGATTGAGGTTGAAGGCGAGATGGTTGCTAAGGCTGCTATCCCTACTCCTGTCCTCAAGAAACTAGAAGAGATGCAAAAGGCCATTGAGGTTGAAGCACTCCGTAAACGCGCTGAAGAGGTTCTCCCGAACTTTAAAGGGACTGCTGATGAGCGTGGTAAACTGCTGAAGTCGATTGGTGAGGACGAAGCCCTCCTTGCTATCCTTCGTGCCGCTGATGCTGCTTTTGCTGGCATCTTCCAAGAAGTTGGCAAAACTGACGCAGAGAACGACCTTAAGACTGCCGCTGTGAAACTTGATGAAATGGTCAAGTCTCGTCAAGAGGCTAAGAAGGAAGACTTCTATAAAGCGTATGCTGCTGTCATCAAAACCGCTGAAGGTAAAGCCCTTCTGCTTGAAACCTACAAAAAGTAAATGCAGTCTAAGACTTGTTTTCGTTGTAAACAGGACCACCCGAAAACATCTTTTACAAAGAATAGTAGAAGGTCAGACGGGTTAGATTCTTACTGCCCTACTTGTCGTAAAGAGAAAAAGGCAGAGTGGTACTCTAAAAACAAGGATCATGTAGCCTCTTATACAAGAGATTACTACTACAGTCATCCTGAATTTAGGCAACAACGCTCTGTTTATGCCTCTGATCGAGAAAAACAGATCAGACACTTACCCGAGTTTAAAGCTAAGAAAAATAGCCGAGAGGCTAAAAGACGATCTGCAAAACTTCAAGCTACACCAACTTGGCTCACAAAAGAGCATTTTGATGAAATAGATCAAATTTATTGGTTAGCTCAAGACTTGAAGGCAGTGAGTGGTCAAAACTACCATGTTGATCACATCATACCTCTTCAAGGGGAAAGTGTTTGTGGGCTTCACGTCCCGTGGAATCTACAAGTATTACCATCGGAAATAAACATCTCAAAATCTAATAAAGTTAAAGGAGCCTCTTAAATGGCATACGTCGAACGTCTGGCTACTCGCACCATGATTTCTGGTGCTGCCCTTACCCAGTTCACCTTTGTGGTTGGCCCTGCTTCGGATGGTCAAATTGACCCCGTTGGTACGGCTGGAGCTCGTGCTTCGGGTGTTGTCCTCCAGTCGGCTGCTGGCGCTGGTGAAGCTGTCACCGTGGCATATGATGGTCGTGTGACCGTCCTTGCTGCTGGTAACATTGCAGTTGGTGCTGCTGTCTCGTCGAACAATGCTGGTCGCGCTATCACTGCTACCACGGGCCACGTCATTCTGGGCTACGCTCAGGAAGCTGGTGTCTCGGGTCAGGTGATCACGATCAACATGTCTCGCGCTGAAACCGCAGCCTAATCAGCCGCTACTCTAGTTTAAATAAGGAATACCACAAATGGCTATGCTGACTCCTAGCGCCGTTCATATCGACGCCCCGCTTACTAACCTGACGATTGCTTTCCTTCAGGACGCTAACGGCTTTATCGCGGACCGCGTGTTCCCGAAAGTCTCGGTTCAGAAGAAGAGCGACAAGTATTACATCTACAACCGTGCTGACTTCAACCGCGTTGGTCAAGTGCAGGCTCGTGCTCCCCGTACGCAAGCTCCTCGTGTGGGCATGTCGCTCTCGCAGGACACCTACCTGACGGACGTGTACTCGCTGGCTACCGACTTCGACTTCGAGACGCTGGCTAACGAAGATGCCGCTCTGGACATCCGCTCGGCTGGTGCTCAGATGCTGACCCACCAACTCCTGATCGACCGTGAAATCAAGTGGGCTACGACCTACTTTGCTGGTGGCGTCTGGGGTACGGACTGGGATGGCGTTTCGGGTTCGCCCTCGACCAACCAAGTGCGTCAGTGGTCGGATTACACCAACTCGACCCCGATCCAAGACGTTACCGCGATCATGCGTGCTGTCCAACTGAAGTCGGGTGGTTTCAAGCCCAACGTTATGGTTCTGGGCAAAGAAGTCCGGGACGTTCTGGTTAACCACCCCACGATCCCCGCCGGTCTGAATGCCGGCCCTCCCGGGACGAACCCC